GCAGGCCCACGTTTTCAAAAACATGAGCGTCGACGGCCGGGTCCTTGAGCTGATCCCGTTCGCGCCCGGCATGGTGACCACGCGGCGAGAGCCCGACATGACGTTGAAATACGACGTCGTCGGCTACGACGGATCAATGCGCATCCTCACGCAAGATCAAGTGTGGCATCTGCGAGGGCCGACGCTTGATGGTGTGTGTGGCCTGGAGGTGATCAAGCTCGCACGCGAGGCGATCGGGCTGGCGATGGCCACCGAAGAGGCGGCGGCCCGGCTGCATAAGAATGGCGTTCTGAACACCGGGGTGTACTCGGTGGATGCAACACTCGACAAGAAGCAATACGAGGACCTGTCCGGATGGGTGGCAAAGCAGTTCGCTGGTCTCCAGAATGCCGGCAAGCCGCTGATCCTGGATCGCGGCGCCAAATTCCTCAATACGTCGATGAGCAGCGTCGACGCTCAGTCAAATGAGACCCGCAAGCTGCAGATCGAGCAAATTTGCTCGTTTTTCGGCGTCCTACCAATCAAGGTAGGCTATTCGGACAAGACGGCGACTTTCGCCAGCGCAGAAGAATTCAATCGTGCGCACCGCGAGGACTGTCTGGCTCCGCGCTGGGAGGCCTTCGAGCAGTCTGCGGTCATCAACCTGCTTTCGGATAAAGAGCAGGAGCAGGGCTATTACTGCAATTTCACCGAAGAAGGCATGCTGCGGGGCTCGGCGAAGGACACAAAGGACATCATCCTGGGTTATGTGAACGGTGGTCTGTTGACGCCAAACGAGGGCCGCGCCCTCCTTGATCGAAATGCCGACGACGACCCGGCAAGCAACCGCCTACGCATCCCGGCGAACATCGTCGGCGAGCCAAAGAAGGCTGATCCTGCAGCGATCGCCGCCTGATAACTGAAGCCCGCTTCATCGACAAGCCACCCTAAACGGGTGGCTTTTCATTTCCACCGAAGGAAAACCATGAAATTTAAGAACGCGCCGGCGACCAAGCAGCTGGCCCGCCCGTTCGAGCTCAAGTCACTCTCGGAAGACGGCACCTTCTCCGGATATGGGGCTGTTTTCGGGAATGTCGACCTGGGGCTCGACATCATCCAGAAGGGCGCGTTCGAGCGCACGCTCGCCGAGCACAAGAAGGCAAAAACGATGCCTAAGCTGCTCTGGCAGCATGACCCCTGGCAGCCGATCGGCATCTACACCGACATGTACGAGGACGAAAAGGGCCTCTACGTCGAAGGCAAGCTCGCGCTGAAGACCGTCAAGGGCGCCGAGGCCTACGAGTTGCTCCAAATGGGCGCAATCGGCGGCCTGTCCATCGGCTACAAAACCAACAAGTACGAATACGACACCGACACCTACGTGCGCACCCTGATCGACGTCGATCTGTGGGAGTGCAGCCTGGTGACCTTCGCGATGAATCCGGAGGCTGGCGTCGATGCGGTGAAAGGCGAGAGCCTTACCGAACGCGATTTCGAGCAGCTACTCACGCGGGACGCTGGGTTTAGTCGCTCCCAAGCCATCGTCATCATCAACGACGGCTTCAAAGCACTCAAGACCAAGCGGGACGCTGGATTGGGTTTGCAAGACCTGCTGGGCGACCTGAAGGACGCCAATCAGCAACTCGCCAATCTCAAATAAGGAGCAGCACCCCATGTATCAAACGAATACCTCCCGTGGTCTGGAGCGCAAAAACGCCGGCAACGACCCGGCCGTCCTGAGCCTGATCGCGCAAGAAGTGAAAAGCCTGGGCACCAACATGAAGGGCATCCAGGAAAGCCTGCAGCGCGACCTGGAAACCGTGCGCAATCTGGCTCAGTCGAAGGGCGCTGGCGATCCGCTGACGCAATCGCAAATCGACGCCCTGAAAGAGTCGATCATGGCAAAGCAGGACGCCATGCAGAAGCAGTTCGATGACTTCCAGGCTAAATCCAACCGCCAAGGTCTGGCGGGCGGCCCGGGCGTCGAGCACAAATTCGTTGCCGAGGCGGTGCTGCACCAGAAAACCCGCATGGCGGCGCTCGGCCAACTGAAGGCCGATACGATCATCCGCCCGGAAGACGTCAACGTCGACGAATACAAGAACTACGCCGAAGCATTCGACATCTACGCGCGCCGCGACCTCGCCGGCGTAGACGCCAAGTCGATGCTGGTGGGCTCGGACCCGAGTGGTGGCTATTTCGTCACCCCATCGCGCTCGTCCCGCATCCTGAGTGTTGTGTACGAGTCGTCGCCGATGCGCGAGCTGGCCACGATCGAGACCATCAGCACCGATTCCCTCGAACTGCCGATCGACGAAGACGAAGCCGATGCCGGCTGGGTGGGCGAGGTTTCGGCGCGCACCGAAACCGGAACGCCGCGTACCGGCGTGCAGCTGATCCCAGTGCACGAAATTTACGCCAAGCCGAAGGCGACGCAGAAGATGCTGGAGGACGGCTCGATCGACGTTGGCGCCTGGCTCGAGCGCAAGGTGGGTGAGAAGTTCGGCCGCGTCGAGGCCACTTCGTTCTTCGCGGGCGACGGCGTCAAGAAGTCCCGCGGCATCCTGACCTACGGCGCCGGCACCGGCCGCGGCAAGATCGAGCAACTGAACTCGGGCGCTGCAACCGAGATCACCTTCGACAGCCTGATCAAGATGACCGGCGCGCTGAAGGAGCCGTATCACCCTGGCGCGCTGTGGCTGATGCGCCGCGCGACCGAAGTGGCGGTCATGCTGCTGAAGGACCTGAACGGCCAGTACCTGTGGCGCCCCTCGCTGGAGGCCGGCAAGCCGAGCACTCTGCTGGGCTACGGTGTCCGCCACGCGGCTGACATGCCGACCGTCGCCGCAAACGCGCTGGCTGTCGCCTTCGGCAACTTCAAGCAGGGCTACACGATCGTGGATCGCCTGGGTATCTCGGTGCTGCGCGACCCGTACAGCGCGAAGCCGTTCGTCGAGTTCTACTCGCGCAAACGCGTCGGGGGCGACGTCACCAACTTCGAGGCGTTCAAGCTGATGAAAGTCGGCGCCTGATCCTGCCATTGAACAAATGCCCGCTTCGGCGGGCGCTTCAGCGAGGAACACATGAAAGACCTGCATAACAACATCCATCCACTGCCCGGCATCGTCCCGGTCGCAGCGCGCACCGACAACACGCCGATTGTCTCGAATATCGTCGATACCCAGGGCTTCCTGTCCTGCGAATTCGTTCTGATGACCGGCACCAACACCGATACCAACGCTACCTTCTCGGTGCTGGTCGAGGACGGCGATGCGCCGAGCCTGTCGGATGCGGTGGCCGTCATCGACGACGAGCTGCTGGGCACCGAGGCGCAAGCTGGCTTCACGTTCGCGGACGACAACGTCACCCGCAAGATCGGCTATGTCGGCTCGAAGCGCTACGTGCGCGTGACCATCACCCCGGCCGGCAATGACGCAGGCAACATCTTCGTCGCCGGCATGTGGGTGCTGGGCCACCCGTGCATCGCGCCGACGGCGAACCCGCCGGCTTAATCGCCGCCTGACCACAGCAAGGGCAACTTCGGTTGCCCTTTTTTGTAGGCGATTACATGAAGATCGTGATGAAAGACACCGTGCCAGGCTCCGTCGACGGCATCAACATTGCCATCTATGAGGCTGGCCAGGAATACCACCTGACCGCGACTGCCGGCGAGCGCGAACTGGCTGAAGCCTTCGTTGGCGCCGACCTGGCGGAAGAGGTGGGCGCGCAGTCGCCGGCAGCTGATGTGGCGCCTGCAGACTCCGCCGATGCCGCAGTCGACGCTCCCGTGCCGCCGGCCAAGCCCGGCCGCAAGCCCAGGGCGTAACCCATGAAGCCTGAAACCGCCGCCTGGCTCGCCCGCGTGCGCGCCGCCGGCCGGTTTCCGCTCGTTCGAACACCCTGTCGGAGATCTGCATGGTCCACCTGACGATAACGCCCGAAACATTCAGCGTCCGCGCCTATGACGAGCCGGATGGCTACGAAAAGCGACTGCCGTACAAGGTCATCGTGCAGGTGAAAAGCCTCGACGGAAAAATCGCACACCTGAGTGGCGCGATCGGCAAGGTCGACCGCGAGACCTGGGGCGCGCTGCTTGCTCTCCTGCGGGAAAAGGGCTTTGCAGCGGCGATGCTCGAGCGGCACAAGAAAATTAAAACTATCCAGCTGCAGCAGGAATGCGCAGCGCATGAACTAAATACCTCGAGGATCGCATGAGCGCCCATACCGACGCGTACGAAAACAAACTCATCGACTTTCACTTCCGCGGTCAAGCGCTCGGCCTGGCCAATTCGACGGCTGCCGCCGGCACCGGCCCATCGCAGTGGTTCATCGGTCTGATCGGCGTGGCCGGCAGTGATGCCTCGGTCGGCGCCGAGCTGTCGGGCGGCGGCTATGCGCGCGTGGCGGTTCCGTGCAGCCTGGCCTCCTGGGCCGGCACGCAGGGCGCAGGCTCGACCGCCGTGTCGACCGGTACCAGCGGCACCACTTCGAACAACAACGCGATCACGTTCCCGACGCCCAGCGGCGCATGGGGGCAGGCGGTCGAGTGGGGCGCCTTCGATTCGCTAACCGGCGGCACCGAGTGCTTCCGCGGCACGTTGACCCAGCCCAAGACCATCAATGCAGGCGATCCGGCGCCGTACTTCCCGCCTGGCACCCTGACTTACCAGAACGACAACTGATCATGACGACCCTGAGCGATGAGTTGCGCGACGATCCGAAGGGTCTGGGCTACGCGCAGTTCATGCCTGACGCGCCCGGCAAGGTGGTCGAACTCCTGAACGAGCAGACGCAGTCGATGCTCAAGGCGATCCGGTCAACCACGGCGCAGGCCTGGGCAGCGACGGGCCCGTACGCAAACATCGTTGACGCCAGCCAGGACAAGGCGCACCCGTGCCGCGCCTCGTGCCTGATGCTGCGCGACACACTGGCGTCGGGTGTGGACATCCACATGGAAAGTCCCGATGTGCAGGAGATTTTTGCTGCCTGGGTTGCCTGCGGGATTTGCACCCAAGAGCAGGCTGATGTGCTCTACGCGCGCGCCATGCAGCCGGCCTCACGCGCTGAAGTGCTCGGCTTGGTCGCAGTAACAGAAGAACAAGTGAGGAACGCATGGCCAACCTGAAGCAAGCCGTCACCAACAAATCGCCGCTCGCCGTCGGCGGCCTGGCCTCTCTTGCGTCGGGAGGCTATGCCACCTCGGGCGCCAAGGACAATACCGCAAACCAACCATCCGACCTGCTGATTGAGGTGAGCATCACGCCGGGCGCGGTCTCTGGCAACAAGCAGGCTGTACTGTTCGCGCTGGGGTCGATCGATGGCTCGGCCTACCAGACTGGCGCGAATTCTACCGACGAAGCGGTGATGACGCGCATTGGATCACTGCAACTGCCGTCCTCCGCCACGCCGCAGACCGGCCTATTCACGGTGGCCGCATCCTTCGGTGGCGTCCTGCCACCATATACGAAATTCGTTGTCAAAAATGACAGCGGCGCCGCGTTCACGGCCGGCACGATCAACGTGTCGGAAGTCTCGCTGACGGTAGGTTAAAGGATGAGCGCGCTCCTACTGCCGAGCCGCCTCCGCCAGCAGCCGCAGCAGGGCGCGCAGCTTGATCGTTCGAATCGGCTTGCGGCGAATGCGCAGGCTATTCTCTCCGCGGCCCAGGACCTCAATCACGCAACAGGAAAGCAGCTAACGCGCGGCGGTTCGGGATTCGCCAAACAGCACTTGTCAGCCGGGCAGGCTTGGTCGTTCCGCAAGAACTTCTACGTTGAGACGGAGGTCTTGCCCGCCATCGGCACCGGGGCCTTCGTCGAGTTCTGGATGGGGTACCCGTCGACCGACGTGTATGCCAAAGGGTCGGCGAACGAGCCGGGCTTTGTAACTGGCTCCAGCGCTAACCAGTTTGGCATCTGCGCAACAGGTGGCGTCGGTCATACCGGCGTTCGCTGGGGCTGTGTCAACAACTGGGGTAGCAACACCTTCTACGACTCGGGTGAGTCGCTGACGCCCGGCGTCCTCACCGTGCTGCTGGTGTATCGCTACGGAACCACGCTTGAGCTCTGGCGCAACGGCCAAATGATCCAGCGCTTCACCGGGATCACGCCCACAAGCCTCCCGGCGCAAACGCTGATTTGCGGCTCGTTCGTCGAGGATACCGGCTACTGGCCGTCCAGCAGCGACACGGTCATGGCTGGGCGCATCCTGGTGCCGACTGCGGTAACTGCGGCCGAAATCCGGGCGTTCTCCGAAAATCCATGGGCGCTTTGGCAGGCACCGCGTGATCGCGCTGTGCTTGCGGCCGTCGCCGGCTATGCGCCAGTTGCGGCCAATACTTCGCTGAGCGGCGCCGCCGTTGCAGTCGCTGCCGCTTCAGGTGCTTTATCCACCTCGATCCGCCTGGCTGGCGGTGGTGTGGGTGCGGCCAGCGCGGCCGGAATACTCAAGACGGCGATTGCTCTTGCTGGCACCGGTGCTGCCATGGCGTCGGCGACCGGAGTCCTGTCGACATCCATCCAACTCTCCGGCAGTGCCTCGGCTCGTGCTTCGGCGTTCGGTACGCTGGCGAGTGGTGGCGCCGGGCTTTCTGGTGGGGCCGTTGCCTCGGCAGGCGCCTCTGGCGTACTGTCCACCGCGATTACCCTGGCTGGCACGGCACAGGCCCTGGCTTCCGCCACAGGCACTTTGGCCACGCCATCGGTGGGGCTGAGTGGTGCGGCGCGAGCAGAGGCAGTAGCCACCGGAACTCTGTCAACTGGCATCCGCTTGGTCGGGTCTGCTGGTGCGCAGGCAAGTGTCGCAGGCGCGCTCTCGACCAAGATTCGGTT